GGACCTTGAACCCGCTGTTCGTCGAGGCGCTGATGGGCTGGCCCACCGGGTGGACCGGCTTCGCCTCTGTGGCAACGGCGTGGTCCCGCTGGTTGCGGCGCATGCGCTCAGAACTTTGGCAGCTGAACTGCTGGCCGATGGATGAGGTGACGGTATGAAACAGAGCCGCGCCATGTCTCTCGTCGAGTCCCTTGCCAATGTCGCCGTTGGCTACGGCGTGGCGGTGGTGACCCAGATCCTGATCTTCCCGATCTTCGGGCTGCACACCACAATGGCGCAGAATCTCATGATGGGTGCGATTTTCACGGTGGTCAGCATTGGACGTTCCTACGCGCTGCGGCGGCTGTTCGAGGAGATTCGGTTTCGCCATGCCAGATGAAAACCGCCGCCCGGACGGGGCGGCGGCATCGGGTTTGGAAGATGTATCGCCTTCAAGCCGGCGGCAGCCTGTACACACGCCTGCGGCCATCAATCTTCTCGGAGGTCACTTCAAGACCGAGCTTTTTCTTGAGAGCGCCCGCCATCGCGCCGCGCACCGTGTGCGGCTGCCAGTCAGTTGCCGCGACGATCTCGGCGATGGTCGCACCTCCCGGCGCGCGAAGCATGGCGATCAGTGTGGCCTGCTTGGTGCCTTCGCGCGGTGTTCGCGTCGTGGGCGCGGCCTGCTGCTCGGCGGGGGTGTCTGGCGCGCTCGCAGGCGCGGTGCTAGTGCCCTCGGGCTCGATGCCGATGGCGGCGAGGCCTGCGTCGGTCGCCACCAGCGTGGTACCGTGACCGTCCCCGGTCTCGCGCCAGACAAGCTCGCCCTTGCGGAGGTCAGCATCGACTTCTTCGATGAAACCTTTGGCGATCATCGTCTCCACCACCTTGGTGGCGGCGCCTCCGCGCAGGGAACAGGGAAGCGGCAGGACATTGTGGCTGTCGCGTTGAGCGGCGGCGCTGAGAATTACGGCTTGCGTGTCGGTGAGCTTGGTCATGGGGTCGTCTCCTTGCATTGAACCGCGACCGTCGCGGTCCTTCTACGACCCCAAGCCGCGCGGCGCGGCGCGGCCGGAGTTCAGTTCAGGGTAGGATTTCACCCGGCGTGCTCACCGTCGCGGAACGCCATGTCGGTGATCTCGCGCAGCTTGTCGCGGTAGTGGCTCAGGGTGCCGACATGGCCCCAGTTGATCTCGTCGGGACTGGTTTCGAAGTGGTCGTCGCTGAGCGCCTTGAGGCGCTCCAGCATGGTGTCGATCTCCAGCTTGGCAGCGATGAAGGCGTCGACTGCCTTCGAGTTGTCGGTGGCGCGGCGGGTCATCTCTGTGGCTCCCAATTCCGAGTTGCAGCGTGCTCTTGAAAGCCACGTTCGCTCTGTCCGAACCGCTTATCAACTCGATAAGCACATGAATCTGAACGATAATCGGAGAACTCCATGCAGGGTCTGAGCGAGCGCCAGTACGCCGCGCGCGTCGGTCTCTCGCGGGGCGCGATCCAGAAGGCGAAGGCTGCGGGACGGCTGGTCCTCCATGAAGACGGCAGCATCGACGCAGAGGCGAGCGATGCACGCCGGGCGGCGATGACGGACCCGTCGAAGTCCCGGCGCACCACGGCACCCAAGCTCAAGCCGGTACCCGACGCGGCCGTGTCCGCCGTTGGCGACACTCTGCGGGAACAAGGGCTTGCCGCGCCGCCCGTCGGCAGCGGCACGACCTTCCTGCAGGCCAAGACCGCGAATGAGGTGCTGAAGGCCCAGGAGCGGCGCATCAGGCTTCAGAAGCTCAAGGGAGAACTCGTCGACCGCGCCCGGGCGGTTGCGGTCGTGTTCCGGCTGGCACGCGAGGAGCGCGATGCCTGGGTGAACTGGCCGGCGCGCGCGGCGGCGCTGATGGCGGCCGAACTTGGCGTGGAGGCGGCCACCATGCAGAAGGCCTTGGAGAAACATGTACGCGCCCACCTCGACGAACTCGCCGAGGTCCGGCCCGAATTCCGGTGATGAAGATGGCCTGAGGGATTTCGAAGGCGCTGCTGAGATCCTGCGCGCCTGGGGCAACGGGATCCGACCGGATCCCGACCTCACCGTCTCGGAATGGGCGGACCGGCACCGGATGTTGGCGTCCCGCGCTTCGGCTGAACCGGGGCGCTACCGCACAATGCGAACGCCCTACATGCGGGAGATCATGGACCGGCTGTCGCCCGGCGACGCGGCGCAACGGATCGTGTTCATGAAGGCCGCGCAGGTCGGGGCGACGGAGGCCGGCAACAACTGGATCGGCTTCGCCATCCATCAGGCCCCGGGCCCCATGCTCGCGGTCCAGCCGACCGTGGAACTGGCCAAGCGCAACTCGCGCCAGCGGATCGACCCGCTTATAGACGAGAGCCCCGAGCTCCGGGAGCGGGTCAAACCGGCCCGATCCCGCGACGCCGGGAACACGATGCTGTCCAAGGAATTCGCTGGCGGCATCCTGATCATGACGGGCGCGAACTCGGCGGTCGGACTGCGCTCGACCCCGGCGCGCTACATCTTCCTCGACGAGGTCGATGCCTATCCGGCCTCGGCCGACGAGGAAGGCGATCCGGTGACATTGGCCGAGGCGCGGTCGCTGACCTTCGCCCACCGGCGCAAGGTGTTCCTGGTCTCGACGCCGACCATCCGGGGCTTGAGCCGGATCGAGCGGGAGTTCGAGGCGTCCGACCAGCGGCGTTATTTCGTGCCGTGTCCGCATTGCGGGGCGATGCAGTGGCTGAAGTTCGAGCGGCTGCGCTGGCAGAAGGGCAAGCCGGAGACGGCGGAGTATCTCTGCGAGAGCTGCGATCAGCCCATCGCGGAGCACCACAAGACGGCGATGCTGGAGCGCGGCGAATGGCGGGCGACCGCCACGGCCGCTGATCCCACCACGGTCGGCTACCACCTCTCGGCGCTCTATTCGCCTGTCGGCTGGCTCAGCTGGCCCCGGATCGCGCGCAGCTGGGAGGCGGCGCAGGGCTCCGACGAGGCGATCAAGGCGTTCCGCAACACCATTCTCGGCGAGACATGGGTCGAAACCGGCGAGGCGCCGGACTGGCAGCGGCTCTACGATCGCCGCGAGGCGTGGCGGCCAGGCACGGTGCCAGCGGGCGGGCTGTTCCTGACGGCGGGCGCGGATGTCCAGAAGGACCGCATCGAGGTCGATGTCTGGGCCTGGGGCCGACGACTGGAGAGCTGGCTCGTCGATCACGTCGTGATCGAGGGCGGGCCGGACCGGCATGACGCTTGGGAGCAACTGACGGCATTCCTCGGCCGGTCGTGGCCGCATGAAAACGGCGCACACCTTCGGATCGCGCGGCTTGCCATCGACACGGGCTACGAAGCCCCGGCCGTCTACGCCTGGTCGCGCAAAGTCGGCTTTGCGCAGGTCGCGCCAGTTCAAGGGGCTCGAAGGCTTCAATCGGTCCAGTCCGGTCTCCGGCCCCACTTTCGTGGATGCGACCGAGGGCGGGAAGCGCCTGCGTCGCGGCGCCCGGCTCTGGACGGTGGCGGTCTCGACCTTCAAGGCCGAAACCTACCGCTTCCTGCGGCTGGAGCGCCCGACGGCCGAGGAACGTGACGAGGGCGCGGCGTTCCCGCCCGGCACGATCCACCTGCCGGCATGGGTCGAGAGCGAGTGGCTGAAGCAGGTCGTGGCCGAACAGCTTGTGACGCTGCGCACGAAGCGCGGCTTCGCGAAGCTCGAATGGCAGAAGCTGCGCGAGCGCAACGAGGCGCTCGATTGCCGGGTCTACGCCCGCGCGGCCGCCTGGATCGCAGGCGCCGACCGCTGGCCCGAGGAGAAATGGCGCGACCTCGAGGACCAACTCGGGGCGACGCCGACCGACAGCGATCCCGCCGGGCAGATCCACCGGCCGGGACAGTCACCCCAAGGCAAGCGCCGTTCCGACTGGATCGGGCGGCGGGAAGGATGGTTCTGAAATGACCGACTGGACCGAAGCCGAGCTCTCGGCATTGCGCCGGGCCTATGCCAGCGGCACGACCCGCGTCAGCTATGACGGCAAGTCGGTGGATTACGGCTCGGCCGAGGATCTGCTCGCCCGCATCCGCACTATTGAGCGCGCGATTGCCAGTGTGGGGCGGCCGCTTCCGGTCGCCGGGCTCGCGGGCTTCTCGCGCGGGGATCGCTGATGGCGGCGAACTGGTTCGACCGCGCCATCGCTTCAGTCGCCCCTCGGGCCGCCGCGCGGCGTGTCCTGGCGCGACAGGCGTTCGAGACGCTCGCGCGCGGCTACGAAGGCGCCGCGCGAGGACGCCGCACG